AAATACATTCACGAATAGCATCTTCGTTAAAGTATGGCATGTTGCGTAGTTGTCTTAACTCACTACGATTCATTTTATGTCTATGAATTATAAATTCACATTCTTCCATATTAGTAGCTGAAGGGTCAGGATAAAAATCCCAACAACTTACAAACTCTATTCTTGGTACTCTTACTTCTAATGGACTATAAGTTCTGTTACCTTCTTCATCTACATCCCATTTATGTAGTTTCTTATTAAAGTTAAATGGTCCTTTTACAATCCCTGTACCTAGTAAAGCAGATTCTAAAAGAGCATTTCGTATTTCAGAAGAACCATTAGATTCATCTATTTGGTCATGGATAAGTTTTTCCATTCTCCTTGCAGCTTTTTGTGCAGGATTTAATTCTAGTTCTTGTGGATTAGCACTTGGTCCATCTGTTAGTATACCAGCATCTTGTGCTTGGTCTTCTAAACTTTCTTCAAAGATTCCGTTATAAAAAGATGCACCGGGTTTTAAAACTTTACCATCACCTTCGTAACCAACATCATAAGGACTATCTATTCTATTTCCAATATCATCTGGAATTGATGTTTCTATATCAGGAGTTGGATTATTAATATCAAGGTGAGCCATATCGGTTTCACCTTCTGGCATTTTAGTTTCCGAAATTCCTATCGGAAATTTACCTGTACCAAATATAACATCTACAAGCTGTCCAAATGCAGCAAGTACTTTAGTTTTAGTAATCTTTACAAATACTCTAGACTTTTCAGACTCTCTAAACTTAACGCCTTTAGAGTAAAGACCTCTATAGTTTTCGTATGCTTTTATCCATCTGCGTTCATCAGTATCTCTAGCCATTTCAGCTAAAGAATATCTATCTTTGATAATACCTATAAGATTTCGTTCTTGGTCTTCTTCTAAGGTTAGTGTTTTACCAGCCTCGCCTTCAACTTCTTCGTAAAGATGATTAGCATTTAAAAATGTATTTTCTTCTACCATTTAATATCCAAATGTGTTATCTGAAGGTTGATATATATCTGATTTAATCCTTAACATTCTATCTTGAGGATGGTCCATTCTTGGTCTACTCATTATCATATACCTTAATGCATCATAAGCATGGTCAGCAGCTTTAGTATCTACATCCTCTGGATTAGTTGTAGATAATGGAATACCTTGTAATTCTTTTATTAAGTTTACACAGTTACTAAATATTTGCAACCTAGGTCTTCCACCTCCTTCACGCTGTCTTAAGTGCTCATGTATTTGAGTCTTACCAGCTATTCTATTTTTATCAGCTCTTCTTAATTTATGTCCTTTATTGACAAGTATCTCACCAATAGTAGGACCTGTATATCCAGTTCTTGACCATGCAGCAGTATCTAGTACACCCGGAATAGATTTAATTTCGTTCTGTTCCATTTCGGTTATAGTGTCACCGAGTGCATCCCCTGTTAGACCTTTTCTGTATAACTCTCTGTATATAATGATGGTCTTATCATCGGGGTCTATAGCAGCCCATAGACAACAACTTTCTGCAGCATAACCATAGTCAATCCCCTTTACTCTTTCCCACCAAGTTGGTAATTCAAAAGGAGGTATTACATGAACATCTGTAGTAAACTCTGCAAATGCTGCACCTTCTGCTACATCCCAATTACCTTCTAGCAGTTGTCTTCTTTGAACTGCAGGTAAGGATTGTAACATCCTTTCATATTCACCATCTTCAGCAAGATAAGGATTATCCTGTAACAATGCTGGAATAAACTTTCTTGTTAAACCATCTTTACCTTTAAATGTTGTATTAGGTTCAGATGCTTCTACATATCTTTTTTTTACCCATTGTGCACCTACACCACCGGGGTTAGCTGTACATCTTAAATAAGTTTGTAACTCTGGATTGGTAGTTCTTAATCTTGAGGCAAGATAGTTCCATCCAAACTCTGTAGGTAAATGAGTTATCTCATCAAAACCTATCCAACTGTACGCTTGTCCTTGATACCTATATACATCAGCATCTTTTTCTAGGAAGCCAAATTCTATTTTAGCTCCTGAAGGAAAACTCCAAAGTTTTTCTACTTCTTTAAACTTAGCCCCTTTAAAGGCTTTAGGATAAAGTTCCCGAGACTTATCTATAAGTTCTCTTAACTCTGGCATTGACCTTCTTAGTATCAAAGCTCTATGTTCTGGTATGTGGCAAGAACGCAATGGGTCTATTAACATTGCAAAACTTTTACCACCACCTGCTGCTCCTCCGTATAAAACATCCTTTTCGGAAGCAGCTAAAAAATCTGTTTGAGGTCCGTTATTAGGCATGAATGCCACATAAGAACCTGTAGTATCTAAATGTTCTTGAATAGAATCAGGTAATACTTCTGTTTCTGATTCTGTTAAAACATTTGAAGTAAGAGCTTTTTCTTCTTTACTTACTTCTTTTTTAACTCTAGCTAAACTTCTTGTTAGCTTTTTAACCTTTTTAGTTTTAGTTTCTAATCGCTTTTTAGCTTGTAATGCTAACTTAACATTAGAGAGTTCACTATTTTTAGGTCTACCTACTTTTTTCGCAGTAGGCTTATGTTCCTTTATTATAGAGTCATTTGCGACATTTGTCAAGTCTTTTGTAGCTTTTTTTTTCTTATCTACCATAAACTTTATCTACATACTTCTTTAATCCGGGTCTTGACATACCCTTACCAGTCTCTGCTTCTAGCCAATCTACTCCAATACCTAAACTTATTTCACCATGAAAGACAGCTTCTGCTACATCTTTTAGGATGGTAAGCTCTTCAGGTATAGGTTTTAAATAGCCTTCAAAGTCTGCATCTAACTCATAACCAAATGGTATAGTTGATGAAGTTCTTCTTATGTAATTATCTGGAATAAACATTAATCTATTAATAATTTATCTATTTCTTTTAAATATTCTTGCATTTGTTTTTTTGATTGTTTATTTGCTACAAATTTTCTATTAACAATATCTGATACATCTCTGTCTTGTGGGTACCAATATCTATTACCCTCTCTATTTCTAACTCTAGAAGGATTTTTTGAATTTTCTACTAATTTTGTAACAGGTTTACCTTTACCTAAAATAATATCTTTATTTAAAAAATTATCAATATTTTTTTTATTATTTGCTGATATAAAAATTGCATGAGTCCGATGGCTTTGGTTTGCATATTTATCTAATCCAAGTATATCCATAGCATCTGAACCTAAGTAATGGTCTCCTGATGGGTCTTTTTTAATTACTGTTCCTTTTTTTAATTTAACTGGAATAATACTTTTTTTATCTACAGAATGATATTTGTCACTTCCATGAGCAAACTTTAAAGCTGCTATTGGATTTGTAAATAAAAATAAACCTCTTTTTTTACCTTGATAACTACCTCCTAAAGGGTTTCCTCCTCTTATAAAGGAAGTATCTCTATCAGGATTAAATCCTTTTTCTTTTATATTTTTAACATTTTTTGTAGCTGTTAAATGATAGTAAATTTTTTCTGCAGCTTTCTTTTTAGCAATAGGAGAAGCAACCATCATAGCTATATCTCGTATCGGTTTTTGTCTGTCTAAACTTTTTTGTATTGTTTCAGCTAAAGGACTGTAAGGTTCAGCCTTACTATATTCTCCTATCTCTTGTAAAAACTCCGGTGGAGCTTTTGTAGGTTCTACTATATTACCTACATTTTTAGATAAACGCTGGGCTTTCTGAGTCCATAGTCTTCCGGATTTACCTTTATTAGAACCAGTTTCTATTTTCTCAAAAAGCCTCTTACGCATGTTAGCTTTTCTTTTCGGCATTCTTATCTCCTTTTTTACCAAAGATTAAATCCCAGTTATCTTGGTATTGTTTAGAAAAAACATTTACCCTAGGTCTAGCACCTTTGCCACCCCAAGTATCGCTTTTACCATAAATACTTTTTCGGAAGACTACTTGTTTATCTTCATCGTTACCTATTTGTGGCATGTTATTTTTTCATTTTCTTTGTTATCATAGTTTTCATTTTAGTTCTCTCTCTCTCCC